GAGGTATATGAATGAAACCAGGTGAAGCTATTATATTAGCGGCTAAAAAACAAGCAGAAGGTGAAGTTGCAGTACATCTTGCTAACATCCAAGTTTACCAAACAATGCCAGCAGGTATTGGTGAACATTCAGATGTTACTGAGGCAGTTATCTCAGAGCTTGATAAATTGGCGGCGGCTGATGATCGTTTGGCAATGATTGAAAAATATTTACAAAATGACTAGAAGTCTATTCTTAGGTGACAGTCATGCTCATGGATACTATCACATGGGCGGGAAGATCCATGCATGGGAGCCAAATAACTACGCAGAGTTATATTCCAAATTGCATGACAAAAAAACAGTGATTTACAGCGTCCCCGGAGGCTGTAATCACAAATATCCTGTATGGATAAAATCTATGTTTGATAGATACGATGACATAGATGAAGTATTTGTACAGTCAACTTATTGGAATAGATTTTTACTGTCCTGTTCAAAAGAACTGAGCGTGGGAGAAGAAACAGATTCTACTCTTTATTTGTGTGAAAACCAACCAAAGGACGAAATGATTGATCGTTACACAGATGAAAGAATACAAGAACATTATGTAGAAATGATAGAACAACCACGTAAAGGTAATTACGAAAAATTCAAAGGTTTTTCTTTTGATGGTGCAGGTGTTACAGATAGTTGGTCATTGTTTCACGAAAAGTATACCTATACAAAAGTGTTTCATGAATTAATTACTCCATTACAGTTTAAAGACTACTGCCTAGATATGTTTGTAATAGATAAGTTGTGCAAAGACTACGGAGTCAAATGGTATCTATGGAGTATAAATGATAGGGTGTTTGTACCACCCAAGATAGATTTCTTTGGTAAAAATGATGCCATTAGAGCACCTATGTCAGCAGAAGCATTCCTTAAAGATCGTTTTAAGATGGATATAGAAACAGATCATTATAGATTAGATGGTGAACATTATATCAAAGAAGTGCATAGTAAGATAGCAAACGATTATTTTGGCTATCTTAAAGGAACAGATTTGAGCCAAGATGCTTGACAAAAACCTAAATACATTATATAATAAACAGAAATGGCAATCCACTGCCTTAACATCGGAGATGAAAATTGACAAAAAGTGATGAAATTATTAAAAGACTGCAAGATGCCAACATCAGGTATTGGGCAGGAGATAACATTAGTGAAGTTTTAAAAGAAGGTGATAAACAGGATCTTATCGAAGAGCTTACACCAAAGTTTGAAGCAGTACTAGACAGTTTGATTATTGATAGACACAATGATCCAAACAGTATGGATACTGGTAGACGTCTAGCAAAGATGTACATAAATGAAATTATGAGTGGTAGGTATGAGCCTATGCCTAATGCAACTGCATTTCCTAATCATGTTGATGACGGTTATAAAGGAATGTTGGTTGTAAGAAGTGAGATAAAAAGTATGTGTTCGCATCATCATCAACCTGTAAATGGTGTAGCATACATAGGTATCATTGCCGCATCTACTCTTATTGGACTTTCTAAATATACACGTATTGCACAATGGTGTGCTAGACGTGGAACACTACAGGAAGAGCTTAATAACGTGATTGCAAATGAAATACAAAAAGCAACAGGCAGTCCGAATGTAGGAGTTTACTTACAAGCAACACATGGTTGTTGTGAAAATAGAGGTATTGGTGCTCACAGTAGTTTAACACAGACAACTGTATTACGTGGAGCATTTGGTGAAGATCCAGGAACTAAAAAGGAGTTTATGGATAACATTAAACTACAACAAGAATTTGCTTGTAACAAGTAGGAAGGAAATTATGAAAAAATTTAAATGGATGATATTAGATAACTTGCCGACCATATGGGTTGGTTTAGTTTTTGCATTCGGAATGATATTAGCTTATAGTCATGCAGGAGGAATATAATGAATCATTTTTCAGTTAGTATTGTAAAAAGTATTTTTAGAATTGTAGCAGGAGGAATGTTAGCTTATGCAGGTTACATTCTTTGGAGTGCAAATGAATATACAGATATTTTTATTGCACCAAGTGGATTTTTAATCATGCTTACAGGAGGAGCATTGGTAATTGCTGAAGCATTAGGCATTGTTGAGGAGATTGTATAATGATGGTTATAGAAGACGGTCCTTTGGCATCTGCTTTTCATAGAGATACCAAGGGTGTAGTAAAACAGGAATTTATCACATACGTTGTAAAAAATAATCAACTTGTAAAAGAAACTGTGGTAAGAAAGTTTTCACCAGGTGGTGATTATACAGACAGCACTTTTTTTGAGCCGTTGATAGAGGTGAAAGCGAATGAAACTGTTTAACAGAAAAGACACTAGACCACATTGGGAAGTAATGGCTGATGACGGAATGAACAAATTTTTAAAGTTTGTTATATTTTGTATCTTTACATATGGTGCTTTTCATGTTATAATAGCATTATATGATAGGTTTATTTAATGGAAGAAAAGAAATATTATTACTCTGAAATATTTTACAGTATACAAGGTGAAGGACACTATACTGGTGTGCCGACTGCTTGGATACGTTTCTTCTTATGTAATTTACAATGTAACGGATTTGGACAAATAGATCCTACAAATCCAGATACTTATGAATTACCATTCGAAGATTTTGATGTGGACTCTGTAAAAAGGGTTGAAGACTTGCCTGTATGGGAAAAGGGTTGTGATAGTTCTTATACTTGGGCAAAGAAGTTTAAAAAGCTGATGGGACATGAAACTCCAACTGTACTTGCAAATAAGATTGTAAAAGGCATCACAAATGAAAGCAATCCAGAAGGAAAGTTTTTACATCCTGTAAGTAAGTTTCATCAACATCTTTGCTTTACAGGCGGCGAGCCTTTAATGGTAACAGGACAACAGGCAGTGGTTGGTATATACAACGAACTTAAAAGACAAGATAACTTGCCAGGATCGATGACGTTTGAAACTAACGGAACACAAAAACTAAGAGAGCCTTTTTTAGAATGGGCTAAATCTATTGACACAGAAATATTTTTCAGTTGTAGTCCTAAACTGTTTACTGTATCAGGTGAAAAGCCTGAAAAGGCAATAAAGCCTGAGATTGTTGCTGAATACTTACAAGCATCTACAAAAGGTCAACTTAAATTTGTAGTAGGAAGTAAGCAACGTGAATGGGATGAAATGGAAGAAGCAGTTGAAAAATTTAGAAGTGCTGGAGTTGATTGGCCAGTATGGATTATGCCTACAGGTGCAAGAGAAGAAGAGCAAACGGCAACTGCTGGATCTGTGGCACAAAAAGCATTTCAAAGAGGATATAATGTTGCGGCAAGAGTACATGTTTATCTATTTGGTAATGCAATCGGAACGTAAGAAAGGAAAGATATGAACTGGGAAAAACTAAAACAAACACTTGGTGTTACTCCTAAAATAGTTGAAGAACCCAAGAAATTATCTCCAGAAGAAGAACGTAAGGCAGTAATGGCTAAAGAAAAAGAAGAAGCTACTGCTAAAGGTGAACCTTGGGTAGGTGTATTAGATACTAAGGTCAATCCTGAAAATATTAGAAACGGATTTTTTGAACTTGATTGGAACAATGAATTTGTTGAAAAGCTAATGGATGCAGGATATTCTGGAGAAACTGCTGAAGAAGTTGTAGATGGTTGGTTTAAAACAATAGCTAGACAGATATTGGAAGATGAAGGACTTGACACAGACAGAAATTCAGGGTATATTAATACTAGTAAACTTGATAAAGACAAAAGTGAAGTAAAATGACATACATCTTAGTAGACACGGCAAATACATTTTTTAGAGCAAGACATGTAGTTAGAGGTGACTTGGACACTAAAATTGGAATGGCTTTTCATATTACATTAGGTAGCATAAGAAAAGCATGGCATGACTTTGAAGGTGCCCATGTTGTGTTCTGCTTGGAAGGCCGTAGTTGGCGTAAAGACTATTATGAGCCTTACAAAAGAAATAGAAGTGATGCTCGTGCGGCACAGACTGAAAAACAACAAGAAGAAGACAAAGTATTCTGGGAAATGTTTGATGAGTGGAAAGACTTTGTTACAAACAAAACAAATTGTTCTGTTTTACATCATCCTCATTTAGAAGCAGATGATCTTATTGCAGGTTGGGTACAAGCACACCCTAATGATAATCATGTTATCATATCAACAGATGGTGACTTTGCACAACTAATTGCACCTAACGTAAAACAATACAATGGTGTAAGTAATACAATTATTACACATGAAGGTTATTTTGACGATAAAAAGAAAAACCCCGTAATAGATAAAAAAACAGGGCAACCTAAACTTGCACCTAATCCTGAGTTTATGTTATTTGAAAAGTGTATGCGAGGCGACACAAGCGATAACGTATTCAGTGCATATCCAGGTGTAAGAACAAAAGGCACAAAAAACAAGGTTGGCTTGATAGAAGCATTTGAAGATAAAGAGTCAAAAGGATTTAATTGGAATAACATGATGTTGCAAAGATGGGTAGATCATGAAGGTAATGAACATAGAGTACTAGATGACTATAAGAGAAATGTAGTATTATGTGATTTATCTGCACAACCTGGCAACATAAGATCTATAATAAATGATGTAATTGAAGATGCAATGGAACCTAAAAAGGTTTCACAAGTAGGATTACACTTAATGAAATTCTGTGCAAAACACGATATGCAGAGAATTGCAGACAATGTTCAACAGTATGCGGAGGCACTTAACGCCAAGTATGCATAAAGGAGGCAAAATGCAAATAAAAGCAAAACCAATACTTAAAAATAAGTTTTGGATCATTGAATCAGGCGGAGAGAGGATTGGTACTCTTTCTAAACAAGAAGATAAAAGATACATGTATAGTTGTGCAACTGGTACAGAATATTTCGCAGATACAAAATCTTTCAATAGTTTTATAGGTGGAGTAAGTTGGGATAAGGCTTCGATTACAGATGGTACAATTTTAAATAAAGAAATACATGGTTTTTCGACTTCTACAACACCTTATAATGTAATGTACAATGTACAAAAGAAATTGCCTTTGTTTACAAAGAGCAAGAAATCAAAAAGTTTATATTGTGCAGGTTACTACATAATAAGATTTGATAAAGGATGGGTTAGAAGTTTTTGTCCTAAATTAGTAACACTAGAAAAATATCCTTTTAAAGGACCTTTTAAAACAGAATTTACAATGAGGCAGGAGTTATCAGATGCAAACAAAAGATCCGATTAACACTATTCCTATCCAACAATTTATCCAGCAAGTCAAGACAGCAGATGCAGGTAATATAAAAGAAATAAAGATTCCAACTTCACAGGCTAAAGCACTAATGTTTTCCTTATCCACAGTAATGGCTAATCAGGCAGGAAGACTAGAACAATTGATAGTAGATAATAAATCTAGCGGCGACGAAACTGTTACAATAAACATGGACGGTGGTAGTAGTTGGAAGTAAAACACTAGTTTAACTTACAAAAAGAGATAAATATATGTGTAGTTAATAAAGGGATTACACATATGAGCAGACCAAAGCCAACAGTAATTTTAGAAAATGTAGACAAGGCAACCTATAAGTGCGAACAGGTGTTAAAAGCTGAAGCAATATGGGCCGTATTTTATCAAGAAGCACCATTTAATCTTAAAACGTCAAATGCAATTACACAATACCCAGGACCGAAATATAAAAAAGTTTCATTTTCAAATCCAGGACATGCACATAATCTAGCAAAGAAACTAAATGAAATGTTTAAAACAAAAGACTTTGCAGTTTTTAAATTGACACAAGGTGAATTGGTGCATGATGAATGAACTGGAAAGAAACATACACTAAAATCTTCCTAAAACAATCTAATATTGCAATAAGTGAAGCAACATTAAAACAATATATGCCTCTCTGGTGGCAAAATACTAGAGATAAATCAGAAGGAGGATTACGACTTACTGATATAGGTTATGACTTTTGCATAGAAAAATTAGACTTGCAATTTTATGAAGTTCCTTTTCCTAGAGATTTGGTAATGACCACCCAAACTATAATATTTTTGGACAAGTTTATCAATTGTCCATACTATCTTACTCCAAGAGGTATACATGTAACGGACGAAAAGAAGTCAATGGAACTGCATCTTTTTTCCGGTGATCTTAGAAAATATGGTTTAATTAAAGCAATAGAACGCCAAAAAAAATAATATTTTGGTAAAAAAGAGGTTGACTTCTGTTCAAGAGATGCTATACTGTATACATAGTTAGAAATTAGGCACTGACAACTAAAAGGAGTACAACATGGCAGATAATATAGCACTAAGAACTGTAAGCCCGAATCAAGCTAAAAATAGCATTCGTAGGGCATTTAAGAAGAAAAGACCAATTTTTATATGGGGACCTCCAGGCATTGGTAAGTCTGAGATTGTTCATCAGATTGGTTCTGAGATCAAAAAATCACTAGTAATAGATATTAGACTATCACTTTGGGAACCTACAGACATTAAAGGTATACCATATTTTGATAGTAATTCAAATACAATGGTATGGGCACCTCCGGCAGAATTGCCAGATGCCGCAACTGCCAAAAAGTATGATACAGTTATTGTATTCATGGATGAGTTAAATTCGGCTCCTCCAGCAGTACAGGCGGCGGCTTATCAGCTTATTCTTAACAGACGTGTTGGTACTTATAAATTACCTGAAAACGTTGTAATTGTTGCCGCAGGTAACAGAGAAGCTGACAAAGGCGTAACTTATAGAATGCCTGCTCCGTTGGCAAACAGATTTGTACACTTAGAACTATCAGTAAATTTTGATGATTGGTTCCAGTGGGCAGTAACTAATGACATCCACGAAGATGTTGTAGGTTATTTGACATTTGCAAAGAAAGACTTGTATGACTTTGATCCTAAAAGTCCAAGTAGATCTTTTGCAACACCTCGTTCTTGGTCATTCGTTTCCGAATTACTCGAAGACGATGATGACGAGAATACCACTACCGACTTGGTAAGTGGTGCAGTCGGCGAAGGACTTGCCGTAAAGTTCATGGCGCATCGTAAGGTTGCTTCAAAACTTCCTGATCCAATTGACATTTTAAATGGCAAGGTGAAGGAAATTGAGACCAAAGAAATCAGTGCCATGTATTCCTTAACGGTCTCTTTATGCTATGAACTTAAAGAAGCATGTGATAAAAACGATAAAAAGTTCGATACTAAGGTAAACAACTTTTTACGTTTTGCGATGGATAATTTTGACACCGAATTGGTAGTTATGGGTATTAAGTTAGCCCTCACACAATACTCTTTACCAATTGACCCAGATGAGGTTGAGTGTTTTGATGAGTTCCATAATCGCTTTGGTAAGTACATCCAAGCCGCACAGAGTGCCTAAAAGGTACAGTATATTGGGTGGGGCAACGGCTTATGCTGGTAAGTCCCCACCCAATATTTTACCAAAAACACTTGACATTTCATGTTAAATATAGTATTATATAAACATAATAAGGCACTGACTAGGAGGCAACAATGACTATAGACACTAAAGGATTTCAACCTAAAAAACTTACAGACAAAGAGCTGGAAGAAATGCGGGTTGATGTACAGGATAGAATCATTGTAGCTAGAGTAGGTTTACTACTAAGACATCCATTTTTCGGCAACATGGCAACTAGAATGAAAGTAAACCATTGTGACGATTGGTGTCCTACAGCCGCTACTGATGGCAGAAACTTATATTATAATACACAATTTTTTAATGCTCTTTCTAATAAAGAAATAGAATTTGTTATTGCACATGAAATACTTCATTGTGTATTTGATCATATTATTAGACGTGACGATAGAGATCCACAGATTTACAATATTGCTTGTGATTATATTGTTAATAATACTCTTGTAAGAGACAAGATTGGTGAAGCAGTAAAAATGATTCCTATCTTCCAAGACTGGAAATATGACGGTTGGTCATCAGAAGAAGTATATGACGATATTCATAAAAAATATGATAAAGAAGAATTAGAAAGATTAGGTGAATTACTTGATGAACATGTTGATTGGGAAAAGCCACAATCCGGAAAAGGTAAAGAAGCAAAAGGCAAAGGTGGTAAAGGACAAAGACCTACATACACTAAAGATCAACTTAAAAAGATTAGAGATGAAATAAAAGAGAACATGATTTCTGCGGCACAGGCCGCTGGTGCAGGCAATGTTCCTGGTGAAGTAGAAAGAATGATCAAAGAACTTACTGAGCCAAAAATGAATTGGCGTGAAATATTACGACAACAGATACAGGCAACTATTAGAAATGATTATACATTTAGTCGACCAAGTAGAAAAGGTTGGCACACTGGTGTAATTCTTCCTGGTATGAACTTTGATCAACAGATTGATTGTGCTGTCGGTATTGATATGAGTGGTTCAATTGGTAATGAACAAGCTAAAGTATTCTTAACAGAAGTTAAAGGCATCATGGATGAATTCAAAGAATACAATTTGAAGATTTGGTGTTTTGATACTAAGGTATATAACGAACAAGACTTTAGTTCCACAGATGGAGAAGATATTACTTCTTATGTACCAAGGGGTGGCGGTGGAACAGAATTTGACTGTAACTGGGATTACATGAAAGAACATGATATACAACCTAAAAAGTTTATTATGTTTACAGATGGATATCCTTGGAGCAGTTGGGGTGACGAAAACTACTGTGATACAGTTTTTGTAATACATGGTAATCATGATAGATCTTTAATGGCTCCTTTTGGTACTACTTGCCATTATGAGGATGCCGCTTAATAATATGATTGCTACCAAGAAGAAAATCAGTCCTGCAGAATTTTTTGAGATAAGAAAGCTGAAATTTCAGGCTCCTCATCTTGCAACTATTGACTTACATCACACATATAATATAGAAAAGGCACTTGAAAAATGGATAGATAAACACCTTAAAAAGAGGTATTTTTTAGGCAAATCAGTAGGCATAACAAAACAGAACAAGATAGAACAGATATTGAGAGTGGGTTTTGAAGATCCAAAAGAGCTTTCATATTTCGTTTTAGCCTGTCCACTTTTAAAATACAAGTAAATATAAAGTGCATATATAATAACATAAGGAGTGTAAAATATGTCCGAAGAAACTAAACAACCAGAAGCTCAACCACAAGCTACTCCACCACAAGGTGAACAGAAAGCAGTTGAGTTAACTGTACAAGATCTTGGAGTAATTAGATCTGTAATCGATGTTGCTTCTCAAAGGGGAGCATTTAAAGCCAACGAAATGGAAGCAGTTGGTAAAACATACAATAAATTAGACTCTTTCCTTCAGCAGGTTCAAAAGGCAGAAGAAGAAGCAAAGAAAGCCAAAGAAGGTACGGAAGAGCCTAAAGGAGAAAAATAATGGCTGAGACCAAACACGTAGGAAGACTCAAAGCAAATCAACGTAGAGTTGTAGTTGCATATAGAGTAATTCCTGGTGAGGAAACACCTACAAACTCATTAGTAATTGATACTGCATCTTTGACAGATGCTGATCATGATACTTTAATCAAAACAGTAGAAGGTCCTGCAGGACAAGAAGCATTTGAATTTGCTGAAGTCATGGCAAGAACAACTTTATCAGATGGTTCTAATATGTTAGCAAATTTCCATTCAACCGGAAAACTAACTAAAATTCCAATGGATCAGGTAGAAATGTTACCTAACCCAAATTATACAATTGGTTTAGATGAGCTGAACAAAGTGATAGCTGAACAAAGAGGTACAGATATTGCAGGATTGGCAATGAAAGATCCTAATGAATTACCAGAAGGAACTACACTTACAGAAGCTGGATCAGTAAATGAAATGCCAGCAACAACTAAAGTACAGGCAGAAGCACAGGCGGCTAATATACAAGCACCAGACAATGCGGCTATTACAGACGAACAATTAGCGGCAAGTTATAGATCTCAAGCGGATAGTATGTTCAAAGAAGCAAAACGTTTAAGAGAACAAGCAGAAGAACTGGTGCCTACTAAGAAAAGCAAAGCCAGTGCCAAAACGGCTTCCTGATGATGTAATCAGATATTGGCCAGAAGTTTTTGAAGAAATTGATGTCCATACACTACCCTTGGAATATCTCACCTCTATAAAGGTGGCATTTAGAAAGGGTAATATATGGGAAATAGATTGTAATGCTAAAAAACAGACTGGTGTTAATCTAGAAAAGTCTATATCGGACTTATTTAATACATATCAAAAAGAAATAACCCATGTTGATTTTAGGCTGAATACTGCTAAATTAAAGCGGGATGTAGAAAAAAAGACACGAGCATTTCTAAAAAACCCAACGAAAAAGAAGAAGAAGTAATCTATGTTTCGTGATAAATATATATAACAAAGAATTAGGAGCATTAGATGGGTACTCTAAAAATAAAACGTGGGACAACGTCACAGAGAACAGGATTTACACCGGCACTAGCAGAGCTAGTATACGATTCAGACACTAAAGAAGTATACGTAGGTGATGGTAGTACACAAGGTGGTATTGCTGTATCTGTATCCACACAAAACCTAGAAAACCTAGGTAATGTTCAATCAGTAACACCACTGAAAGACCAAATACTTGTATACAACGGTTCTAATTGGGCCGCAACAAATAATCCAGCATTAGACTTAAGAGGTAATATATATGCAGATGACTCCACTCTTTTAGTTGATGCAATTAACGGAAAAATAGTAGGACCAGTACAAACTTCATCTGTAACTGCAACTACACTTACTGGAACACTTACAGGTGATACTGTAGGTTCACACACAGGTTCTGTTGTTGGTAGTTTAGTAGGTACTGTTACAGGAGATGTAAAAGGATCATTATTTGCAGACGATAGTACTGTAATGGTAGATGCTAATAACAACAAAGTCATAGCTAAAGAAATACAAGCAACTACAATCAAAGGATCTATTATCGAAGGTAACTTCAAAGGATCTTTATTCTCTGATAGCAGTAGTGTATTCATTGATAGTATTAACAGTACAATTAATGCATCACAAATAACTTCTACAGGAACAATTAGTGCAGTAGGAAGAGTTATTAGTACAATTAATTCTGCATTAGGTGTTAGCTTTAGTACTTCCGGTAGTTATGATAGTGTAGATCCTATGTTTATGTCAATGTCTCGATCTAGAGGCACAAGTGCAAGTAAAACTGCATTATTGGCAGGTGACGATATAGGTGCTATTGCATTTTCAGATTTAAGTAAAAATGTTTCAGCAGTACAAATTAAAGCTGAAATTGATCCTGCAGGCACACCATCGGCGAATGTAGCTCCAGGTAAATTAAGTTTCCTTGTTTCAAACAATTCAGGTACACCTTTAGAAAGAGCTTCTATTGATCATCAAGGTACTTTTGTAACAGCAGGTATTCACAACGGTAGAACAACTTCGGGTACAGGTATTCCTTTTTATTCATTATGTAATACTAACACGGTAGCAGATGGTCCAAGATTAATTTTAGGTAGATCCAGAGGAACTTATGACACACCACTAGCAGTAGCTTCAGGTGATGTGATGCACAGAATTACATTTAGAGGATATGACGGAGCGGCTTATCAGGATAACGCATTTATTACTGGCCGAGTAGACGGAACAGTTTCAAGTGGCGTTGTGCCGAGTGCATTAGATATTAAAACTACATCTGCCGCAGGTTCCATACAAACAGTTGGAACATTTGGTAAGGGTGCATTTAAGTTGGCTGTGTATGCTAACAATACTGCAAGAGATGCCGCAGTTCCAAATCCAGAAGCAGGTATGATGATTTTCAATACTACTGGTCAAAAGTTTCAGGGATATACTGGAGCGGCTTGGGCCGACTTAAACTAATCAACTAGAACAGCATTATTAGTAGGTAATTCTAACTTTATAGGATTCATTTCTCCTATTTCATAGGCTTTTAAAAATCCTTTAAGTCCTTCTACATCACCGGGCATCATCCAGTCTTTAGCATTTTCTTTTACGTAATCCAACCCTGCCCTCCAGATTGCATGTTCTTTTGAATCTTTATGGTTAGTCCAAAACCAATCATCTATTTCACTATACCAGTCTTTTGTACTTTTATTGGCTTGCCAAAAATTATCAGCCCAAGTTGAATTGTAAATTAATGGACGTAAAATCCTTTCATGATATTTTCTATGGTTACTCCAAATTTCACCTATGTTTTTAGGTTTCCAGTATCTCATATAATTAGGATTTCCTTCTATAAACTTTTTTATTACATGGCATTGTTTTGCAATAATTGGTGCTCCTTCTGGAGACCAATAAAAATATTCTATAGCAGTATTATCATAATCTTCTACAAATTCGCTTACAGTAGCGATATTACATGCTTTATCACTAAAGCACATTTTAAATGTATTACCCTTTATATAAGTTCTAGGTTTTTCAATTCCTAATAACATGCATATCTTTTTATCTTTGTCAAATCTTTTACGTATTTCAGCCATGTGTAAAAAGTTATGACGCATGAATCCACTTGGATTCATTCTTTCCCTTGTCTTTTCTATCCAGCCAGCATCTCCGTAACTATTGAATAAATTGAATAGTCCAGTACTTAAATCAATCACACTAATTTTTGTATTAGGAGATCTTTTGTGAAGCTCTTTTAATCTTCCTTCAGTTTGTAATTTGTATTCAGCACCTTCATTCCAGTTGTTTATTTCGTATGGATTCACAGTGGTCATATGATTTAGATCTTCCATGACATTTGTCACCACTTCGTCTATGAATAATCCTTGTCTTAAAAAAGCTTCTAAAATATTATTACTATCTCCACCGCCACTAAAGGCTAAACAGATATAATCATATTTTTCTCTTAGTTGTTTTGCTCTTTGAAAATATAAATCATCTAATGTTTCATGTGGCTCTATGTGCCAAGGAAAGTTATCAAAAACTTCATCATTGAAATGCCACTGTAGATCCTTTTTTGTTTGTGTGGCATGTATACAAGCATGGATTTTGGAGGTAAATATTTTGCTATCACATGTGTAATAACCAAGTTGTTTGTGCGGTATTTTCATGGAGTATCCTAAAATATTGTATTATAATTATTTAGTGATAAATAATAGTAGGAGAACAGCAAATGAAAGTATATAAACGTAATTTTATGAGACCTCATACAGATGCTCCTTGGTTTACTCCAAGTGATAAATTTAAAACATGGATTAAAACTAATTACGAAGACACAGGAAAGTGTACTAAATTTCGTGAAATGACTTACGATGATTCTAGTGAACTTACAATGACACTTGAAAGTAATTGGGATGACACTTCAGCATCTGACATGGCAAATATTTTAGCATCAAGTGAATGGCAAGAATCTTTAGAAGAAGAAAAACAGCATAATACAGACTGGGGAATTATTCTTATTTCACAAGGCTTTGATGACTAAAGTTTTCCTTCTTTACACTTTCTAATACAGTATCCCAATCAGGATTGCCTTCAAATTTAGTTTGCACAATCACTCTATCCTTTGGGCCGCCACAATAAAAACTATGGAAAACATCTGTGTTGACCAGATATACATCACCATCTTCTACTTTTAATTCTTCTATAAAAGGCAAATCATGATACTCGTCTATTGGTATATTTCTACTATGTCCTTTTCCTTGGTTACCTTTTGACATGTCGATATTTGCAACTTGATTTATAAATTCTTCATCATACCATCTTACCCAATCAGAATCGTTAGATTGTAATGAAATATTTAATGCCAGTTTACAATTAATACCATCTTTATGTATTTTCCAACCTTTACCAACAGGACTATAAAATGCTTTTTGTATCCATTTATCATTCCAACGTTGTACTTTTAATTCTTTATTTTTCCAAATGTTATTCCACATCTGATTTAAATTGTCGTCAAATTCTATCCAATGGTATCCTTTACTAGGTTCACTTTTTAAAAGAATTGCTTGTAACATTTCTTGCACTACAACTTCATTAAGTTTTCCTAATTTATAGTAAAACATTTACTTCTCCTTGTATATATGGGGACAATATTTTTTAAATAAGTCTACCACATCAGGCATGGCTTTGCGCCAATCTGTTGATCTTTGCTTGTCAAGAATATCCATTACCCTTATGAACTCATGCAAGTGTTTTTCTTCACTATGATCTAAGTATTTTTCTAATAACTTGACTTCTGCTATAGCCCATCTAGTATATTTTACATCATCTGAATAATTTTTTAAATTTTCTATTATTTCTTCTTTTGCTTTACGAGGATAGTTTCTTATATCTAACCAATTAGGGCCTTCCAAGAATCTAAAATTTGTTTCAATATCATATTTCTTTCCAAACTCGTAAATTCTCTGTACAGCATAAGGACTTGCCATTCCAATACAAGTGCTAACATATTCTATATCCATACCATTGTTTTTCAGTGTGACAATGTTTTTTTCTATCCTATCAAAATTTCCGGGATATCTTATAGTGTTATATCTTTCGCCAGTATCATCTACACTGATGCAAAGAAATACTTCTTTAAAATGCTTCCATTTATCTATAACCTTTTGATTAATTACACTTAGATTTGTATCATATCTTAATTGTATATTTTTTGCAAAGTCACCTTTGATAAGTCTATCTAAACATTGTTGCATCTGTGGAACAATTAAAGGCTCGCCACCTGTAAAATAAATGTATCTTAAATTAGGTGCCATTGAATCAAATCGATCCCACCAATCATTGCTTTCCCACCAAGGTTCCATACCTTCCATTTTTATTCTATCATGTTCATCATAATAAAAACTGAATTCTCTGGCTTTACCTTTTCGATACACTCCTTGATTTCTATTGTATTGCGGAGCACCATAACCTATTGCTACCCAATCTTCGTACCATTGATTACTATGTTGTGGACTACACATTATACATTTTTGATTGCAAAGATTTCCAAAACGCATGTCTAGGTTGACCACTTTTGATTTTGAAGTATCTAAAGTTCCATCAGCACTTGTAACCAAATGTGCCGCATCTACTTTAGTGTATTCAGGTACATCTCTAGTAGTTTTTCTTAAAACCCTTTGGCGTTTGCTTATCCCAAGATGTGCAAATTTATCTTTGTGTTTACCAAAGCCTTTTAAATTTCTTGTGCTTTCTTCACTGTCAAAACAATTTCTACATCTTTTAGGTTTTATGTTTTGGCTCATTTCTTTTCTATGTTGTTTGTGAGTTTCACTGTTCATTGCTTCTTCAATGGTATGCGTTTTCACATTCATAACCTTACCATCTTTATCTAAGGCCATGCCAAAGTCTTTATCAAAATTTGCTAAACAACATATTTTATAATCTCCTTGAGCGTCTATCTCTATCTGATTCCACGCTTCGGGACAGAAACTTTCTAAATTAAATTTCATTTCATCGGCCATAATTTTTCCACTATAGTGTTTACAGTATATATGTCATCAATATAATCGATACCTTTGCCTGCAAAAAGATGTCCTTGTTGCGGAGATATCATTCCCTGTTGAAGGCTAAAAGTATTGTTCATATCATCTTCCTTTAATCTTTTGAACATTATACCGTTTTGATGTTCACTAATACGTTGAAGATCTAAACTATTATTTTTTACAAGTTGCATCTTTGAATCATGTGATATTTTACTTTCTAAAGAAGCGGCAAAAGGAGTGCCAACAGCTACTTTATCTGCTCCTATATTTAAATATTTTTTTATTTCTTCATACGTGTTAATACCGCCACTTGCTACTACTTCTATATTAGGAAAGTGTTTTTTTACATAATTGATATTTTCTTCTAAATTTCCATAAGACTTAGGAGTTGTTCCGGCACCATCTTCCCCTTTTAATATAATGCCATTTACAAAATTACAATACTCTAATACTTTTATTGCACCCTTTAATCCAACACTTTTCCAATATACAAAAGGCACCTCTAATTCTAACAAGACTTCTTTCAAACTATCTAATCTGTCTTTGTAATTTTTTTCAAAGTCAGGATGTGTAAAATTTATATCTCCTAAAGGAATAATTTCTAAATGACTGTAATTAATTTGTTTAAAAATATCCTTTAAAGTTTTTCTAATACTTTTAAAAAGTAGGCTTTTTGTGCTTATACTTATCAGTAAGTTGCTACTACCTGTTTCATTATTGTACTTTTTTACTTCATCACAAAATCCTTTGACATCAATGTTGTGAGTCGTTTTATCAATAAAATTTAAAAAACTTATGCTAGGTAATATACCTGCTTGTTGGCAAGCTATAGCCAAATTGGCATCAGATACTTGATTCATTGAAGCGGCTATGATTGGGATTTTTGTATTCATCATATTTATTTATGTGTGTGTTTTATGGTGATAAGTACAATATGATCAACAAGAAACTTGGATACTATACTGTTGGAGACATAGAATTTGACAGTAAAATTAAGGCTTGTATTTACGCTCAAACAAATAATCAAGATGTAGTTTGGCATTTTAATAATGAAATTTTTGAAAAATATTCCTGGCACATAGAACCAGAAAAAAGTTTAGATGAATTATATGATCTAAGAGCAAGACAACTGCGAGAAAGCTATGACTATATTATGTTAAGTTTTAGTGGAGGGTCAGACAGTAATCAAATTGCGGAAAGTTTTATTAGACAAGGTTTGCTGATAGATGAAATAATTGTAAACACAATGGAAAAAGCAAATTCAAAACACACTATTATAGATAAGAATAACACTGATCCTAAGAATGCCGCGGCTGAACATTACCTACAAACAATTCCAAGACTTAAGGAAATAGAAAAAAGATCTCCCAAGACAAAAATCACTGTGCTAGATATGACTGATTATCTTTTTGATTCTTGGTTGTCAGTAGGAGATGCCAGTTGGATAATGGATAAGAAAGAAGGCTTGAATCCTTTGAATGTAACACGTTTCAATTATATACATTTTGATGGTGTAAGGAAACAATTTGATAAAAGCAAGAAAATTGCTTTACTATTAGGTATAGAAAAACCAAGGACATTTATCCACAGCAATAATAATTTTTACATTAGATTCAATGATAGATCATGCAATATAATTACCATAGAAAATCATATTAGTGAGTATGATAATTCTACTGTCGAATACTTTTATTGGTCACCAGAAGGTGTGGATATCCTGTGTAAACAAGCATACATAATCAAAAATTGGTTAGAACTTAATCCAAAAAAACAACCTTATTGGTTTCACAAAAATTTAACTGCTGATCTATTTAGACTAGTACACGAAAGAGAATTAAGACCTTTGCTTTATACTACTTGGAAAGATGACTATTGGCAGGCAGATAAAGCAACATTAGATTGGTATTCAGAATTTGATTCATGGTATATAGAAGGACATAAAGGAACCAAACACCATAATATTTGGAAGGAAGGTATAAATTATGTCCGAAAACATGCTAGCCGTTTTGTGAATCGAACGCATGGCTTTGACGATGGTTTGGAAACTTTTGCATACAACTACAAGTTAGGACCTATGGAGCCAGAAATAAACCCCCTTGAACTCAAGTGGAGTAAATAATATACATAGTTAACTAAAGGAGATGAATTAATGTTCGGAAAATTTACAGAAAAGCATCCGCGTACTATTGCAAAGATGGTGTCGTGGCGAGTGCTATTAACTATCTCTCATATAGTCAATGGTTTTCTTGCAACAGGTAGTTTACTTGTTGGACTAAAAATCGCCGGGTGGGCGACTGTAATAAACAGTACGTTATATTGGCTACATGAACGAGCTTGGAACTATTTCAATGCCTTACGAAAGGAAAATGAAGATAGAGCTTTCGATGATCGTGAACCAAGATCAGCGTTAAAGATGATCACTTGGAGAGTAGTCATTACGTCAAGTAACTTCTTCATTCCATTCATCGTAACAGGTAGTTGGGGTGCCGCTACAATCTTTGCAGGACTGGCAACAGCAGTAAACATGTTCTTGTACTACGCACACGAACGTATTTGGAATATTGTACCATGGGCAAAAGCAATGCTTAATGCGGCTATTGATCCATCGTTGAACGATAAGCCAAAGCGTGGTAGAAAGAAAGCTACTGCATAATGATATGTCTTATGGATTTATTGACAATAAATTCTATATAGACTTAAAACCTTGTTCACGTTCGGTAGGCTCTGTTAGACAAGAGTTTTCCGAACGTGCTTCTTTTATAAACAATCACTACAAAAATTTAATATTAAGTTTCAGCGGAGGCATAGATAGCCAGGCTACATATCTTGCTTTCAAAGACTCAGGTATTGATATTCCTTGTGCATTTTTACACATGCCTACATATAACGATAACGAATATGAAAACGTAAAGAAATGTGTAGAGAAACACAATATGGATCTAATAAAAATAGAGATTGATCCGTACAGGGAAAAAGATAAAATTTTAAGTGAATCTGAACGCTTACAGATTCCTCCTAATCAAATTTTACATTCCATTTTCTTAGAAAAACTTCCAAAAAAATATACTTTGGTTGAAGGATTTAATGGTCCTGATCCGTATGTACACGAGGGAAAACACTACATATTAGAAACAGCTAATAGTGTTGAGTATGCCCGTTTAAGGGCCTATAAACAGCGAAATAAAGCCCGTACAGTGGTGGCTTTCGAGAAAGATGAACATATACTACTCAGCATTCTAAAGGACAATATACTGACCTCTATGTGCTATTCCTGGGAATATTATGCTATTGAAGGTTTGTCTTTTTTGGGTGAAGAACCTATCAGTGTAATTAATTACTGGGACCTTTTTATCAAACCAATATTCTATGGAAAGAATTGGAAGAATGACCTAATTTACTTTCCAAAATATCAAGGGTGTGAAAAAATAGATTTTATAATTAACGGCATGGAACATAGATATAGAGAAAATCAAATATTCCTTAATGTTGAAGATACAATCAGATTCTTAGAAAATGGTAAGGAAACTAAACGTTATTGGCAACGTAATCCTGTCCAGTCACCATAACATATAATTCATCTAAGGACATTTCATACTGCCTTCTGTAAGGCAATCCATTAAATTTATTGTTAAGGAATTTTTCAAACTCATTAATTAACGGGTCGACTTTTTCAAATCCATGGAGTTTTTCTCTTGGTATTACATTGGGAAATTCTTCTTGCCAACCCTGTAACTTACTAGAACTATTTCCTAATTTACCAAATATTTTATCATTAATAAGTCTATGAAACCATTCCCATTTTGTATGTGCTAACATCATTCCAGGCGTCCATCTAGCCCATAAGTGTACACACTCTCTATTATGAAGTATGTTATATCGATCTGCGGCAAAATCACTCTCTAGTTCTATTGCTTTCCATTCTGCCTTTTGTGTATAGTCATCATGTGGGCGTTCCCAATACATGTCACCCATGCTTAGAAAACTTAATCCATCTACGTGATCTGCAAAGGTCATTGAAGCTAACATTCTAGGTCTATCGCATTGTGCATCTTCGGCTACCTTTTCTGCATCATTTTCAAAAAACTTTTTGAGATTCATATCAATAATTTTATAATTTAATTGATACATCGAGCAAATAGTAACAGCTAAACTAACATCATATAAGTTAATGTCATTTTCGTATCTAACAATAAACACTTTAGGCTTTTCTCCTATATCAAGAAATGACTTGAGCATTAACTCACTATCTAATCCACCACTTAAAAAAACATTAAACTTTTGATCTGGAAAATGATCTTTAGTGCTTTTTGCGGCCAATACTGCTTCTTGGTTCAGAGACAGTACAGGTCTGGTTAATTTTTTATATACTGGAATAAGTTTTTCTTCAGCAGTTTTTGATCTAGCAAATAAAGGACCCTCGTCATATTTCCAACTGCTCCAATTGTTTTCTGAGAAGTATTTCATTTAGCTTTCCTGTATGTGTTAAAAACTATATCCCAAATAGGAAAAAATAAGGAATAATTTGATCTCCAATCTTTATGATGCACTAGATGAGTTTTTCCTGCACTAAATGGTAATATATCAAATTTAGGATTATGTTCTACCCATTCTTGTATAAAAGCAGTCCATATATAATATACACCGCATATCCACCAATGTCCAGTAAAATAACAGAATATAAGTGTAGGAATAATTTCTGTAATGATTATGTCAAGTGTACTCATCCAATCATCACTGAATAAAAATATATTTTGCCACATCCATTTAGGCTGTTGTCCAGTTACGTATCTATGATGATGCCAATGTACTTCTTTTAGATAAGGAATATAATGACAAAGCCTGTGACACCAGTACAGTATAAATGTCCAACCAAAAAATATAGCCACGTATTCAAGCATTAATTTTTCCATTCTTCTTTAATATTCTCTGGTCTTGTAACTGTCATAGTATGTAAGCTATTTTGTAAAATACTTTTATATTGTTTGGTTGGAGATCCTTTCCAAGGTGCTCCTACACAAATTGTAACTTTTTCTTCATTACCTGGATCTAAAGAATGAGGATGTCCGCCGTCTAGAACGTATGTGTCATATTTCTTAGGAATATAAACTTTTTGTAGTTCTCTATCTAAAAAATACAATGTGTCTATTTGTCCTTTGAGTGCAATTCTAAACTTATGTTGCAGTGATCCTATCTCCGACTCTTTACAATCTAAATGTGTATTTAGAGATGTGTTCTTATCTGTTTTTAAAATAGTTACTCTACCTATAGGGTTCATTAAAGGAAAAACTTTTTCCGTTAACACATCTTTAAGTGTTTTGCATTTAAGTCCTGCAACAGTAAAATTCAATCTGCCTTTAGAAGTATTATTTAAGATATCACCACCATTAAAAACAGGTAACATTTTACATCCTCTAAATTTATCGTAATACCAAAAGTTATCAGGACAATTAAGAATTTCTGCCAACATCTCTTCTTTTTCTTTTTTTGTAATACCTAAATCAAATGCACAAAAAGTAAAATTCATGTAATATCCTCATAACTTTTTATATCTAGAGGCCATCTTAAAAGTAACATTATTCTTGTGTCGTTACTATGATTAGTGGCAGAATGCATAATATTAGTATTTATAATGCATGGTTTGTCAATAGTATATGTGTTGGCTAATTTTAATTTACTTGCATCAATAGGTTTTCTAAAACCTTTTTTTACTTTCCATCTGAAAATATTTTCTATGTTACTATCTTCACATGTGTAAAAGTAAGTATCAGAGTCTTTATAGTTTGATACCGGAATATTTATTCCCCACAACATTGGAGCCTTACTTGTTCCGTCAGCATGTGGTTTTAATTCACACTTAGGCGGCATAAAGTAAAATTTAGCCACAGTAGGATATATTTTAAAATTTTGCAACCATTTTTCTAAATTAGGTAATTTATAAGATGCTTGTCGTAAATTAAAATTTATACCAGTTGTATCATTGCCAACTTCAAAACACTTGCTGTATGCAAATAGTTCTTTCCGTATTTTAACAATATTTGGAACTTTTATAAATTCTACATACTCTGTCATTGTGGATCTCCATTCTTCAATTTCAAAAAATAATCATTTAAAATTTTATCTCTTTTTTCTAAAACTTTTAAAGGATGTGTTTTTAAAAATTCTTCTGTATCCATTTTTAAATTAGATGCATGTGCAAAACTAAACCAGCTTTTAGGATGTACCCTATCACCTTTTTTATTCTTAAACATAATTTCTTTAAACTCTGCAGATAATTCCTGTGCCCTTGCTTTTGTTAATCCCATGTTGTTAGTCCAATTTACTCCATCAGCTTCAAATTTGTAGCCAAAAGATTCAGGATCCATTTCCATTCTGTTTAACCAATGTGCATCCTTTTTGAAATTTGGAAACAAATGCAATTCAGTGATCATTGACCAGTCTATAGGTGAATCCTTTTCTATAGCTCTAGCACACCAATCTCTAATAGTTTCTTCAGAATCATTTGGCAATCCAAAAATTAATCCAGAATGTATATGAACTTGATCCTTCCAAACTTCTTTACATTTCCATAAGTTTTCATAGATACGTTCTTCTGTTGCTCCTTTACCAACAGTTTTATTTGCTTTGTTATTGAAACTTTCGATTCCAAAGAATGTTCCAACCAACCCGCTTTCTTTAAGTAAAGGAATAGTGTGTGGATGTGCGGCCAAAAGATCTAACCTCAAATAGGTAGCAAATTGTATCTTAAAAGGTAATTTACTGTAAACCTCATTATATAAATATTCCAATTTTTCAACACTATCATTATGAGTGTCGTCACTATAATAATATTTTGTTACTCCATATTTTTCATAATTTTGTATAAATTCTTCTTTCAATGGTTCGGGATCTCTAATAAAGTCTAGTTTCTTTTTTCCATTCAAAGGAAAGCTACAATATGCACATCTGAATATGCAACCTCGAGAAATTTCAATTGGTAACGCTTCATCTGGTTCTATGTGATCTGATTGATGCCAATTATGTTTGTGGTTTACAAATTTAAACTTATCTCCACGTCTATCATAATTTAGTATTTCTGAACCATCATCTGTCTTTACAGTTACAGGCTTTGGCCCTTTTCCTGCTAGATAATTTGTTAGTTCTAATGCCATTACGTCAGCATAGCCTTCAACATAATAATCAAAAAATTTAAAATCCTGTTGACTCCACCTCCAAGTTTTTGCTCCACCAACAACAAATTTAATATTTGGATTTATATGTTTACGCCAGTTTTTAAAAGCTTCTAAACCTCTATTTCTCATTCCTACAGCTTCAGCGGCAGGTTGTATATAACCTATATTTGAAGTATCTCCTAGTTTGACTGGTTTGCCCTCAAAAAAGGTATTGCTCCAACCTATCCATAAAGTATCTTTTGATATATATTTTTTTATGACGTCTGTGTAAAATTCTGCACCTTTTTCTCTAATCATCCAGTGCCATCTATCTATAACTTGGACCGTATATCCGTTATCCCGTAAAATAGATGCGATTTGATATGCCCCTAGTGGACGATTCATGACAAAGGAAGTAGCATCTGCCTTGTCATAAAACATCTTAGGATTAGTCCTAGAAGTGCCGGTAAAGATAATTACCTGTGCCATTGTAGTTTAATCTACCTTGATTAACTTAACTATCCATGCCCCAACGTCAAGTTCCCACCACTTTTCACCATGGCTCCAAGAGTATGGTCTTTTGTGATGATTATTATGTAGTGTTTCTCCCCAACTAGGAAGTGCCCAAAGCCAATTGTTTATACTGTCATCTTTTGTTGGATATCTTCTATATCCGCCCCACCAGTTAGGTTTATGTCCTACGTAGTTTACTATATTACTCATTGCACCACTAATTATCATAGGAAACCAATGTAGGAAAATCATTAAATATAATCCACCTATAAGATATAAAACTAAACTCCATGCAAATATTACTGCAAAATAATATTTGTGTAAAAACATGTGGAAAGGATCACCTATAAGATGTTTCATTTTCCATTTCACTCTACTGGTATCTAAATCATATTCAAGTGCAAAAGTTTTTAAACCTTGGTGTTTTGGACTATGTGGGTCTTTGTCAGTATCAGCATGTCTATGATGATTCATATGTATTGCCACCCATACTATGCTACTACCTGTATTACTTAAAGTTCCTAATAGTGTACCCAACTTCACTATCCAAGGATGTGTTTTGTAAGATTTATGAGTAAGTTGTCTATGAAAAGTAACACTTATTCCTAGTCCTACATATAGGAAGTATCCTAATATAGGCAATAAAAAAGTCCCCCATGTCAACCCATAAGTGTAATAGCCATAAACAGTCCCTAACAATGATAATAATATAATGCCTTGTGCAACCGGCGTATTACTTTTTAAATATTTAATCATTTTTTTATTACCCCTGCTATAGCAACTACTGGATCAAATTCCCACCATTTTTCTTTAGTTGTAAATTTTGCTAAATTATTGTGATGATTGTTGTGCCATGCATCACCAAGTATAAAAGGCCACAACACAAAGTTATTTGTACTATCATCTTTTGTTTGATGGTTCCTATATCCAAATCTATGTGCGAAATAATTAAAACAATTCTGGCTGAACTGTATTCCTAAAATAGGAATAATGTACATAAAGTATAAAAACTCAAAATTAATCAAACCTAATACCACAGCAAAACCTATTATGAAAAGTAGATAATAATTATGATATAATAAATGTTCTTTATTCATCATATCCTTTATTAAGAAAACTTTTGCTTTTTCTTCGCCAGTATCATTAGGTTTAAATCCAAAAAATCTAAATCCTATTGTTTCTGGTCCGTGTGGATCGTTTTCTGTGTCAGCATGTCTGTGATGTAGTCTGTGGATATAAACCCAACCAAGAGGACTACCTCTTCCTGCCAAAATTGCTATCACAGTAAAGATTTTTCTAAGTAATTCGTTTTTAAATTTAAAATTCTTATGTGAATAATATCTATGTAAGGTTAGACTTAGGCCTAAAATGCTAAACACATAGAAAAAAGCCACAGCTAAAGCTATGTTTCCTATTGTAAAATCCACTAAAAAAATACCAGCAATAGCTATTGCAATCGCTGAATATTGAATGTAATTAAGTGTATCTGTTGTACTTTGTAAGTATTTCTGCATATAGATATTTATCTGGGCAGTAATACTTCAATTTATTGATTGGCTATTTAAAACGTATATTTTCCCAATTAGGCTCATATGTTTCGTCTATTTTATGATATAGTACCCATTGTTCTGTATGCTGTATGTTTACACTAAAAGGTACTTCAAAAACTCCATTATGAAACAATCTTGTTTCATTTCTTTTTTTTGGAACACCCATTCCTGTACGTTTAAAATAATTCATTAAACGTTTATTATAATTATTAAAAGATAGTAGTACAGTTTTCAATCCATTGCTTTTTGCCCATGCAAGGTGCTCTGGTAACAGATAATGTCCTATATACATCTTAGCCCTGAGGTTAGGAACAATCCAACTTCTAATACCTGCCATAGCAACATTGTCGTCAAAACTAGATTTTTGCACTCCTGATATAGCAACAATTTTTCTATTTAATTTAAGAACAAAAAAGTCTCCGTTACTATCTTTAAATCTATCGCTATTGTAAATTAAGTAAGGTAAAGTTTCTGGATGGTCTTGCCAATACTTATGATACATATTAACATGAGCAGGGTCGTCTGCAAACGAATTTGCAAATTTACAAAATTCTAATATTTCATTAGACTGTAATTTTTTATCTACTTTATATACTTTTATATTTTGTTCAACCATGGATGTACTTCTTGTGCTTGTCCTTCTGTGTTCCATTTTTTATCCCAACTTAACGCCCATTTTTTTAATGAGTCTATACTTGATTTGCCACTACCTACTATATTAGCATATTTTTCAAATTTTGTCAATCCTAATCTATCATAATCCTCTTTAGATATTGAAGATAAACTACAATAATACGGATGCATTATTGGCACTACCATCATAGGATCTTCTTTGAAAAAACCTTTTGCATCATTTAAATAATTTATTGTCCAAGGTGTGAGTGAAAAATTTATAGTGATACTTGTATTTGGCATAGCTTTTAATTTTTCATAACTTTCTACTAGCTGATTCCAAGAAGCTCCTCTTCTAAACCATTCATATGCTTTACCATATCCGTCAACACTTAACATAATTTTCACACGTTTCCAACTTTTCCATAGATTGAAATCAAACTTAGATAAACCATTAGTAATATAATTAAGTTCACAGTTTCCTTTATCAATTTTTTCTAACTTACGTAAAAGTTTTTTATGCATGGGATCCATCCAAGGTTCACCGCCTGTAAATCTTATAAAATCTAATGAAGGTACAATATCTAATAGTTCATCAACTATTTTATCATCCATTTGGTACTCTTGAATATAATCTTTCTTACCGAGGAACTTCCCCCATGAACTTGACAATAAAGGACCGCAATGAGCACATACTAGCTGGCATCTATTACTCAACTTAAATTGAATTCCTTTTAATTTAGGCTCTTTGCTTAAAACAGGAAATTCAGTTCTTAGACTAATAGAATTTGCTTTTTCTAATTTATTGCATTGCCAACATATCTTTCCAGGATCTTCTAAATAAGAATTTAAATTATTTCTAAAATCATAATACTTTTCGCTATTCCACGCTCCTAATATACCTGTCTTGTTAAGATTTTCTAATTTTATATTAGTATTTTCCAAAGGACAACTGATTGTATATCCGTCGTTTCCTATAACCAACACGTTTTGTGGATAAACACATTTTTTTATTTCGGTAAGCATTTGTATATCTTCTGTATACCCCAAGGTATAGTTTGTGTTATAGAATAATTTTTTTCGATGATTGGAACTATCCATTCATGTCCTTGTTTTCCTTGTAATTTATCAGGAAACCATGTAAAAATATATTCCTTTGCTAAACTTTTTTGTCTATCTAAATATAATTCAACATTATATACATATTCAAGAATTCCACTGTTAACTGCATAATCCCAGTTATTAGGTAATTCGTTTTGATAATCTGTGTTTAGATCTAATTTTTTATCTACCTCTGGCATATCCATTCCATCTACACACATGTAGTCTGTAGGTGAATAATATTTTAACAAGTTTGCCGCACCTCCACCTAAATCCAAAACTGATTTATTAGGCAATAAGTTTTCTGCAATGACCTTGTTGCGTAAGCGCCATGGTGGACGTCTTAAATGAAGTTCGCTAATACATAAATCCATGTTAATCTTCCCATGTCGTAAATATGCTAATACCTAGTTTACTTTTTATATTGTGTTTTGTAAAATCACTAGCACAATGTAACTGTAAACTATCAAAAGCAATTATGCTACCTATAGTCCAAGGAAAGTAACTGTTAAAAGAAAGTCCTTGTAACCACATAGGACGTAGATGTGTAAGATGTTTTCTAATATCACTGTTTATACCTTGAGTGTCTAAACCGTCTACGTTGTTGTAATCATTTAAGTATGAATTATAATACACAGGCCTATCTTTTGTATCTGTGCCTTTCACAAATTTTGCAGGTCCTCCATAATAGTATTGATTAAAAAACATTAATTTTGCTAGATTACAATCAGCGCCTACAACTTTTAAAGGTATAGTAAATGCTTTATATGAATTCGGATAATCAAACTCATCATCTACATGTATTAAATGCGGTTGAGTAACATGGAAAAAATGTGCATTTCTTACCTTGAAATTTCCGTAAAGTTGCCTTAGGTTATAAAGTATGTCATCTAAAATATTATCTTCTTCTTTAATAAAAACAACTTCAGGACCAGTATCCTTTTTTGTTTTATCGTTAATTTCAAAATGATTGATTAATTTTCCAATATCATTTTCGCTGACAAATTTACACAACTGAGTTGGTTTACTTTGTTTCTCTTTTATTTTTTCTATCTGTTCAATTGTACGCATTTACTTTTCTTTTTGGTATTTTACTATCTGCACTACTTACACAACTGTCAGTGACACAAGGCATTGGTGTATCAAATATTTTAAAGCCTGTTTCTATATTTCCTAAGGGCTTATCTGAACATGAATAACTTCTTTTTATGTTTCCATCTGGTTCTCTAATTATTATTCCTTGGTAACCTGCATTACATAGCCAACCTTTAAATTTATTAAAATTAAAAGCATTGAATCGTTCAGCTTGGTCCATGTACCACTTTTTTCCTTTCGAGTCTTCAAATTCAACTTGGAAATGTGGAGGTATTTTTTCTCCTGTATCATTATCTAAAACAGGTAGCTTGGCAATCTTAGGTATAGGCCTAGCATTCCATTTTCTTTTATTCTCTGTGAATGCTCTCTGTGGCATACCGTTGTGTAACAATTTTAGTTGTGCATCTGTATAACCTTCAACAACAAAACTCGCTGTTGGATCACTTTGAGGTTTCAACGTAACATTTATTCCCTGCTCGTGAAAGAACAATGCATTTTCATAACTTTTTTCAAATATCTCAGGCACCATGACCATGTTTATTGTTACCTGTACATCATTTTCCTGACAATGAATAAGTTTATCTGCAAAGTCTTGCATCTTTTGAGGAGTATTTACATGCTCAGTATGTAAACTTGCAGTGATACTAGCTCTATGAAATGCTTTTGCTATTTCTGTATACTCTTGAAACCATTTCATCTTGCGGCTACAATTACTCGTCATATGAATAGAAGTAAAATTGGTATTATCAATATCATTAGCAAGATGGCGTAAAAGATCGTTGTAACCAGGGTGAAAAGTAGGCTCCCCGCCAGAAAAAGAAAAATGAAAACTATTAAAACCGTTGTCACGTGCTTGCCTTTTTATCTCATCGATTGTATCACAACAGAGCTGTGTGGGCCTGTGATCTTTGCGATCTGATCTGGCGTATGGCCAACAATAACTACAACGATAGTTGCAAAAGCGACCAAGAAGCCAACTGACAGTAAAAATATCTCTGTATAAAAGCGATCTTTGTCCCACCTTAACAAGGTCTTGATAAGGTATTTTAGAAAAGTCATAAGCACTCCATTTTAAATCTTGTTTCATTTTTAAAAATTTTTCGTTCTCGATAATAATTTCATTACATTTTCCCAAGTTTTAGGCACATTCATAATTAAATGTATACTGTTATCTTGCCAACTATGAGTTCTGTGTGTTTTCCTTGTATCAACATAGTAAGCTCTATTAGGACGTAATGGCCAAATTCTGTTATTCATTTCCCATTCATAAGACTCATGATCTACATTGTTTCCTAAAAAAGCAATTACTCTAAAACATGTTCTATTAAGCAAAGGATGATCTTTATGTGGAGGAAACCATCCGCCAGCGTTTGTTTTCACTAACATACTTCTGCCTATTGGCTTCCAAAATCCTAGTATCTCTTTTAGACTTTCAAGATCATTTGCTAATTGTGTAGGAGTATCAAAATCTAATTCATGTAAATCTTGTCTGCCAGTGCGTTTTCTAGCTTCAGGTAAACTTAAACTATCCCAAGGATTGTCACCTGGAAGTCCATATAAACAAAGTCCTTGTCGATTATTTGTAACACCTTCTCTTTCAAGATAAGGAACCCATTTATCTTCATACGGTTCCATTTCTTTTTTAAATTTGCCGTAATCAATGTTAAAATTCAATGGTTCAAAATCACAAAGTGCTTGTAGTTGTAGTTCACACTTAATATCCTCAGCAGACGGTTCTACAGATTTAGGATCTCTTTTTAAATTAAACCAATAATTTGCTTGGTTACTTCTATTTGCTTTTCCTACTGCCATAATTCTCTCCTTGTAATTTACTTATTCACGATATTTGTTCCGGAGACCAACCTAGAAATTTCCAAGTATCTACATCTCTATATTGATCTGTATGCTTTACATGAGAAATTAATGAACTCAATCTTTGCCTTTTACTATTTTTGATATAACTGATCATTTGATTAGCATCTGGTTTAATGCGTGAATCTATTTGCATTTTTGCAATTTTTTCACACGTTTCTTTTCTTAATTTCTCCGGAGTGTTTGCTACAGTATACCAATCAGCTCCATTAAGTGTTGTAAATGAACATCTTGCATTTTTTCCAATAAAATTATTATTAAAATATTTAATAGCATCTGGAATGTGCTGTAAATTTAAATTATGTATTACTATTTGAAAATTTACTCTTACCTCAAAGTCTAAATCAAATACACTATCTATACTATCTATAAAGTTATCCCACTTTAATGGCCATCTTAAATGTTCATAATGTTCTTTTCCTAATGCATCACAACTAATTAACAATTGAACGCTTTTAAATTTTTTTAATTTTTTAATCTGATCCAATTTAAAACTACCATTGGTGGTAATCATAATATCAGGTAACTGCTTGTCAGAAGATATAAGTGTATCAATAAATCTATCAAAATGAACATTTATAAAAGGCTCACCACCTGTTATTTTAATTACTTCAAGATCTTCTACAATATCTAAGATATTTTTTGCAATATCTGTATACCATGTCTTGCCTTTATCCCATGCATGATCTCTTTGTATTAGCTCTTTTAGATATGGATCTTTTATTTTATCTGAATACAATTTATCATATTTCTGAATAAGGCTTGATCTACTGCTGTTGCATATTCTACAAGCTGTATTACACTGATTGCCAAAAGTTATAAACACTTCCTTTACTGCCGATATATCTTTCTCTATATCTTTTGTTCGCATACTTGGCGAACCTATCTTTTCATTTTTCCAACAATGCTTACACGACTCGGGCTCAACGCCTTTACTTAAATCATCTTTCAGTCTTTGTAACTGGGCACTTTCTAAATATTGTTTGATTGTGTCTAACCCAGCCATATTATATCTATGTTTCATAGCCAGTTTAGGATATTTTTTAACGTCCACAAACCTTTGAACAAATTGACAGCAAGGTCCAAACACTCCTTGGCTATCCATATGCACTTCCCTATACGGATGAGAACAAAATTTTGACTTATGTAAACGTTTTAATCTTTTTAATTCTTTTTTTGTTCTTTGCGCCATTCTATTAAAAGATCCTCGTCAAGTTCTATAAGAAAAGTTAAAAGCAATCCCATTTTTGAATTCCACATTTTCTTACCAGTTTCTTTTGTTCCTTCATTACTATTATGTAGTTGTACAGCATCAAATGTCATTGGGCATCCTGGTTCCCATTGCATAACTTCTTCAACTGTTAAACCTTGTAACCTATTATATGGTGTATTCATCCAAGTTTTATGAATATCTTTATTAAAAGGTTTTTTGTTTTGCAATTTATCTATTGCTTCACCTTTACCATTATGAAACTGTAGTTCAGAATAATCTGTAGAAATTTTATACACACTAGCTATGTTAGGAGTTTCGCCGCCGCCGTTATAAACATGAGCCCAATCGATATGACGCTGTTCAAAAAAAGCAATCTGCCCTCCATCTTCTTCATTATGATGTGTGCCAATCCATAACGGAATAAGAAAATTTTTCCAACAGGTGTATTTTCTACGTTCATGATTCATTGGTGTTGTTGTAAGATGAACATCAAAATCTTCTGGTCTAATACTGTCGTTATGCAAACCGTACTGTTGGGGAGTAATAAAATAATTGCCTCCTATGCTAGGCGATTTTTCTGCGTGTTTGCCTAATATTTTATCAATACGTTCTTTATATTCAAAGTATATTTCATCTAATGCACCTGCCACTAATACTGTGCCGTTCCTATTCATACGAGGTTGTCTTTTATCACTAAATGCTTTTTTCCAAATATCGTTTAGTTCTTCTTTGCTAAAAATATTATCAAACTTTTGTGCAGGAGAAATATGTCTTCTCATGTTTTCCACTGCTATGGGGTGATCCATTGGTAACATGTGGTGTTCTCTTAAATATTCATTTACTATCATTTTATATCTCCGTTCATAACTTCATCAAACAAAGGAAAGACTTTTAAAAATTTCTTATCCCATCCCCGTTTTTTGTTTACAAGTGTCAAATATTCTCTTGTTTCTGGAAGCCTTGCACTCCAATCTTCACTGTTCATAAATTGTATTAAGCCTTTAAAACGTTTTAAACCATATGGAGCATTTAACCATTGTGCTTTACTTACACCGTTAACTCCTGTAAATTTTTCCCAATTTTCAAACAACCAAGGATAAAATTCTTTTTCATACTTGTGAGTAATCTGTTGCTTTACCGCTTTAGGTAAAACTTTAACATTAAGCTGAGGTGGCCAATATGCAAAATGACAATTTATTCCACCTGCACCCAAAGGCCATTTGTTTATTTTTTTAAATCCTTGTTCTACTTTCCATTTGACAAACTCAGGAACGTATCCTATGTTTAAAGCCATAATTGTAGTTGCTGTAGTCACTTCTACATTATTACTAGTATTATCTAATTTCCAAAATACTTTCTCCTGATGCTCCCAATTACTTGGATAGCGTATGTAATCATTTTGTTCTCCAAGTGCATCAATACTGTAATGGAATCTTACTCTTTTAAAATTATTCCAAAGATCAAATAAATCATCGCGCCATTCTACAGCATTAGAATTGTATCTTAGTTCTATATTTTTTGCGTGTCCTCTTTTAATACATTCTTCTAATAGATCGTAGTGTTCTTCGATGATAAGACTTTCTCCACCTGCAAAATATAACTGATACATGTGTGGTATTTGATCCATCAGATCGTTCCAAAATCTAGGATTATTTTTGTGCCAATTATAACTTGCACCGTGATTACGTCCTTTGTTTTCCCAAGCACTTGTGTTTTTTAGTTTTTCATTCTGTATTTTTGGATACATGTCTTGCCATTCTTTTATCCATCCAGTTGAATCATGAGGACTACACATTACACAGGACAATTGGCATTTGCTACCTAGTCTCAAATCAATGTATCTTATTTTAGGAGGTATACTTCCGTCTGGGTTTGTTTCTGCAACAAGTTCATCAATATCATATCTGTTACCCCAATACTCAGTTTCCCAATTACGTTTAGATAAATGACCAGCATCTTCTTCCTTGTAACACTTTAAACAACTTGCAGGTTTATCTCCACGCAACATCATTTTTCTAACATTACGCATATATCCGCTATTCCATGCTTCTTCAAGAGTAGTGTGATTAAAATTAGCTGGTACTCCATCGTCATTTTTTACAACACCAACTTCTCCTCCTCCTATTTTAAGATTAGAATCTGGGTCCTGCACACTACTTGCATTAGAGGTACAGCAAGTACGCATTTTACCATCGGGACGACTGCTTAGATGTAACCATGGTAATGCACAAAACGTTTCTGAAGGTAAAACTTTACTCATATTGTATTTAAGTCCACTTTTGCACGATTTAACATGTATGTGGCCCAAGGATATGCATCTAAAAATTTAACTTTACATTTATAATCCCACACATTTTGTGATTGAATATACAAAGTATCACAATCAGATTGTGTTGGGTTTACATACTCAAACATACCTTTTTCTTTGAACCATCTCCAACCCGTGTTCACATTATTTTTAAAACTGTATCCGGCAAACTTTTTAAGCATTTCTTTTCTATTTTCCATAGGAATAAATCTGTAATTTAAAAAATGTTTATTATGTATTAAATTAAAGGCAACGTGTGTCTTAGGAAACTTTTCTGCCCATTTAAAAAACTCTGGTATTGTGCTAAAATTTAAAAAACTTATACATGGAGTTAAACTAACCTTTTTTATTTTCGAATTATATAATCTTGTGAAATTTTTATCTATTGTTTTCCAAGAGCAAGGATATCTTTGGTATTCTATTTCTTCCTTAACACCGTCTATACTACACATGATTTCAACATCATTAAACTTTTCTAGTGCAGTCAATACTGATGTTTTTATTGTTGTGCAGTTAGTTAATATGCGTATTGCAATATGCGTATAGTTTTTCTCCGCTAATTTAATTAAAAATTCTTCCACTTCAGGCATAACAAATGGTTCACCTCCTGCAAATTGTATGCCTTGTAACTGAGGATAATCTAACAATCTTTTCGTAATAGCATTTCCTACATCTGTCACTGGAGGATCCTTAAATAATAAATGTTTTATATTTTTAGAGTCTAATTCTTTCGCTAAATTATCAATCTGATCACTTGCACCAGGCCAACACATCTTACATTGTAAATTACATTTGTTGCTTATCCTGTAATCTACTGAATGAACTAATCCGTCTGTTTCATTGTGTTTAGGTCTTTTACGTTTTTCTCTAAAATGTATTTCTTTTTTGCGTTTAGAATATGCACCTTTGCTTTCTATATCCCAACATATATCACAAGTAAAGTGTTTTTCACCTCGGTGTAATGCTTCTCTGATTTCTTTAAATTTTGGATGGTTTTTATACCAAGCATTCATATCATTGAAATCTATATCTGATGTTTTTGGCCAATCAAAATTTGCTCCGGCTTGTAAACAACACATCGTAACTTTTCCGTCTGGCGTAAAGTGAATTGAATCATGGACTTTAGGACAATATTTACTGCTCATTTAAATTGCTCCGCAAAAGGATCAAACTCTTTACCACACTTCATTGCACAAACTTTCAGTTTGCCAAGATTGCAACTTTCTAATTGCCAACTGCGTTCTATGGTGTCAAAGATTCCTGTATCAAATACTTCTTTCAATCCATTTCTAGCATCTAAGGCATCCTTGCCGCCAGCGACATCAATATGATCCCATATCTGTTCAACATAAGGATCCTTATGCCACCATTTATACATTCTACCTGCCGTCCAACAACACGGTAAAGCTAATCCTTCTGCTGTTATATAAAGACTTCCTTCATCCTTGACTTTACAATTGATAGATACTTTATCGTAATAGTTATCCATAGTATTATACTTTTTAACAAGTTTGTCTTGACTTTTAATTGCGGCATTTTGATATTTATTATCTGGTTTTTTAATTTCGTTTGTTGCTATACCTTTTTTATTTACTGCTTGATGAGATTCTTTTTTCTTAGAGTCTTGTGTAATAAAACGTCCTGTCTTTTTTGCTATAAATTTTTCAAAGCCTTTCAGTTCACTTAATTTTCTTGCTTCTTCAACCTGATGTTGATTATGTTCAAAAATTAAAAAATCCCAACGGGCTCTACCACCTGCTTTGATAAATGCATCCATACTACGTTCTACTTTTTTCCACACTACGCCCTGCCTATATATATGATTTGTAGATTCAAGTCCGTCTACACTGAAAATTACAGCTCCCATACGCCCAAATATTTTAGCAAGTTCCTTCCACCATGCTTCTTCTCTTGCACCTGCATTAGTATTCATGCTTAACCAAATATTAGGATTGTGTTGCCTAAAATATCTAAAAATTTCTAGTGTATCCTTGGCAATTAAAGGATCTCCTAAATTACCACACATATACATAGTATTTAATTGTTTAATAAAAGTAGGATCAAAAATATTTTTACAATCTTCTAACGATAGTTCATCTAAATTTATATGCGGATTTACACCTTTACCATTCATATTTCTATCGCACATAGGACAACTGGCTTGACAGTTCTGTGTAACTTCTAAATGAATTGTTTTTATATCTGTGTACTTGTACATTATGCCATGTTTTTAATTACATTTCCATACAACTGTGTGTACTGAGCAAAATGTTTTGCAAAAATATAATTACCTTGCCAACTATATGCATCCGGATCTAACAGCATAATATTGTTTTGTTTTGTTATTACGAAATTTCTTAAGCTCATATCACCATGCACAAAAAAATTCTTCGATTGATGTTTTTCCTGTGAATATCTTAAACCTTGTATCCAACAAGTATTAAATGCATCTAATATTTTAATCTGCATATCATTGTGTTCACATACAACTTTAAGTTCTGATCCTTCACTGAAAAACTTCTTACCATATGGGGTAGTGGAATGATAAAAATAAGTTTCTAAATCTTCTTTAACATCAACCTTTTCCATGGTAAATTCTGTATCTGAAATTAAAGATAAAAGTTTTGGCAAATGCTTGTTAGTTTTTGCTAAAGTATTATAGTTATTAAACCATGCTTGATCTAAAGGTCGACCTCTTCTTAGCTGTAAACTAACTTTTTTATGAACATGGGATTTAAAAACTTCTATTGAGTTTTTAGATTCACTGTAGTTTCTTGCAAATTTTGCCACTTATTTTATTCCGATCTTCATAAACCTACTGTACTTATCTAGATCTAATGTGCCTAAATAAAGTGTTGTTTCCATAGGTGCATGTTCCGAAAAACTTTTTTCATCCATGCTACAGTTAACATGTTCTATCACATCACTATAATCATTAGATTGCAACACAACAAGTTTTCCTTTTGGTATTTTGTCATACCATTGAGAAAAATTCTCAATATGCTCACAGCTGGTGTTTATAACTGTATCTGGTGTATCAGTCAAAGAACATTGTGTACCGTCTGCTCTTGTTACAGTATAGTCATGCGAATTAAAATCTATATCATGAATATCTTGTGTTACTGGTTTAAACAGCCAGTCCTCTAACACCCAAGGCTTGTTAAAAATTTCTGCAATTTGTCTACAAGATTTATCAATATCAAAACTTCTTATTTTAGTAACATTTATTTTACTTTCAAAAATCATTGTAGCTAAAGTTCCATACCAACCTGCACACAAGAACACAACACCAAGATCCAAATTCAAATTTTTCAATTCTTGTATAAGCCACATTTTGCTTTTGATTTGTCCTTTGCTTAAACAATCTTCATCATATTTTATTTCATTCACCTCAAAAGATTTTAGAGCTTGTATAAATCTTGTATCTACATAACTATCTAGAATTTTCCATAGGCTCCATTGATTGTTTTCAAGAATTATTTTTCTTAGATGTTCTTTATTTTTATCATTCATAAGCCTAAAAATACTATGTAAGTCTTTATCTATAAATGATCTACGTAAATCTGCTACTTGGCTATTCAAAGGAAAAAGTAATTCTATCCTATCTAAAATTTTATGTGTTTGCATTAAATTGCTCCTTTAACCAATCAAAGTCATTTATTAGCCCCAGATTAGCCCTGCTAGAAACGCCAAACTCCATACCAGCGGTAGCGCCTGCCAAAGCGTATTTGCCATATAATCTATCGTGTCCCACGGTTGTCCAAGTTTTAAGTCTTTCATTTGTTTCCTCCTCTTTTTGTCTGTCTATAGTTTTGCTTGATAATTTTGCACATTCTCTAAAAGCACTTTTCCATGTGTTAAACGGATCTGTATTAAATGCTGTAATATTTGATATTTCATTAATTAATTTAAATTTTTTTGATATACTTGTAGTCATGTCATTCGTATTAGTATCCATCTTAATTGTTAAAGTTGTAGGAAACAGTTTTACTCCTCCGTATCCGTATACTAAATCATTAATAGGATTCATGCATCTATAAACATGTACAACATCTTTTTCCTTGGTAGTATAAGAAAAATCAAAATCATCTACTATCACAGCATCACCGTCTACAACAAAAAAATAATCTGTGCTTGATTTTTTTGCCGCTTCAACATGTGCGTTATGAATTCCTTTTATATTGGTAACACGTTTTACTCTTTCTCCATACAATCCTACTTGATTAAATCTTTGATATAGATTTTTAAAATTTTTCTCTGCGTTTGGTTCGTAATAACTTATAAAGATTATATCATACATGCTTTACAATCCTCATAAAATTTATTCATTTCAGGAAATGTTTTTAAAAAATCAGTGCCACGTCTTTTGTCATATTGTTGAATCCATTCATAAAACATGCGTCTTCCTTCAACTGCTTCTCTTTCAAACTCTTCTGGTTTGTTATTCCTTACATCTAAGTCTTTTACTATTCTATCCATCTTTTGAACTTCTCTATCGGTAAAACTATTTTTTTGCATAAAGGGAATACAAGGATATAGGTATTTCTCTACAAGATCGTGTGTGGCAATTTTTGCGTCTAAGAATCCAGGACTTCTTACGTATGGCGTGTCTATAATTACTCTTTGAAATTGTGGTTCCTTAATTACGAATTGATCTTTTAAATCTGATACGTACTGCAAAAAATTAAAAAAGCTAGGAATACTTAAAACATTGAATGCACTCATAAAACTACAAATACCCTTTGTTGTTTTTAAAAAGTAATCAACATTATTTGTAAACATTTTCCAATCCATACCAAACCTATTGTACTCGGCTTGTGCTCCTTTGCTTTCTGCACTAACAAATAATATAAATTGTTTTATACATTTTTTATCTTCTAAAATTTTAACTTTATCTACGAATTCAACCCATTTATTTCCTGGAGGACATGCATTACTGTTGATTGATAGCTCTAAGTTAGGTTGTGGATTCTCAAGTAAATAATCCATTACCTTGATAGTATCTTTACTCATTAAAGGTTCGCCACCAGTAATTCTAAAGGTGTGCATGTGTTTTACTGCTTCTGGAAACCACTTCCAGAAAGCTTCTATGTATGGGTTATGTTCCCTTTGTGGAATCTGTGCTTGATGATCTGTAGGTTGATTATATCTCCAATTAATCATGCTGAAAGTATATGGGCCATCTTTTTTTATTTCATCTCCCCATTTACTACTAAACGCTGGGCCACAATACCCACATTTAAAATTACAAACATTACTAAAGCTAACTTCAACATATCTTGGATACACATCTTCATCTCCGGTCATTTTCGATATAGAATCAAAATCTGGCCAACTAAAAGGATCCCTACTTTTCCAAGTTCTGTCACTGTACATACCTGTATTGTCTTCAATACGCCAACAGTAATCACATTCTCCAGGACGTTCACCTCTGAGCATTTGTTTTCTAACGTTTTTTTTGAATCCTGTGTTGTGTAAAGCTCCAGGGTTTGTAGCAAGATCATTTAAATCTATCGGATGTGCTTTAGGGTGATGACAACTATGTGTAAGTCCTGATCCAAGGTGCATAGTAACCTGTGTCCATTTCGCTAGGCAAAAGCCACAGCCAACAGAGTTCAACTTATCTAGAACATGTTCAGGTTCTTGCCATTCAAATGTCATTTTATTCCACGTCAATCACAAATTGTTGACTGCTACTCCTAGCTGGATTTTGATACACAGTTTTAAAAAAGGCACTCTGTTCTTCATTAAGTGGTTGCACAGCAATAGGTATTCCTAATTTATCCACTAAATCACTACCATGATTAAATATTTCTGTATGTAATACATCTTCTGGCATTTCATCTCTATCTGCCCAAAGTTCATTTAGATGATCAAAATCTCTTACATTTACATAATCCCAATCTGTTAACATTGTCATTGCTAATCCTTCTCTTGCTCCTGCAATAGCCCAGTATCCATTTTTTATATCTGATCCTACCATTAACCAGATCCAAAGTCTATGTAAATTTTTCCAATGTCCTTTTAAAAATTCTTCATGTGATGGTTTAACTCCTCTATCTAGAGCCATCTTTACGCCTTCTCTGAAACCAGCTCTCCAGGCTTGGTGTGGTGTTTCGTTATTATGCACATCACTATAACAACTATTCTGTTGAATATATTGTATGTCCCAACAAAAATCAACCTGTGCATGTGGATTATCAGCTTCTGCATTTTCATGAGTTTTCATATTTAAAACAAATTCTTTAGGCCAACATTTTAGTCCACCATTTCCGTAAAGTAAACCGTTTATTGTATTTCTTCCACACCAACTTATAACGCTACTTGCTAAATCTGTATGTTCGTCAAAGTCTAAAACTTGATTTATAAACTCCGGCCTTACAGTATTATCGCCGTCTACTGTTACAAATCTATCTGTGTCACTTAATCTTGCACATGCTTTATGGGCCGCATCTGACCCTTTTACTCCATGGACTCTTTTTGCCCAAGGAACCTTTGTAAGCAAGTCAGCATAATTTTTTTCTGCATTAGGCTCATCATAACTTAAATAGATAATATCAAGTTCTGCAATTTTAACTTTCATTTACTTCTCCATACACACAACTAGCCATATCAACCTTTGTGTAGATATCATATTTGTTTTTTATTTTCAAAGGTTTTTTAGTTTTTTCCATTAAATTAAAAGTAACCATGTCATAAAGAATATGTGGATCACCTTTTTTTGTAAAACTAAAAGTAACCTGTTTGTTTATATCGATATTTGTTTTTTCCATAATATCGATTAGATCATTATTTGTATTAATATAACATTTTTTAGCCTTTTTGTCAATATTTAATAATACATCGTAATCAGATTTTTTAGATAATTTTGGAATTTTTTGATACAGAGTATCTTCTTCTAAAACTGTAATTTTCTTAAGTTTAAATTGTTTTATTTTTCTATTGTACACAACCAAATAATCTGTCATTTTTGCTTTAAGTGTTTTAATTGGTTCAACTTCTTTTTCTGTCGCTTCTATATAATTTTTACCTTCTATTATAGAAGGTCCTATACCAAAAATTTTTCCTGTCTTTTGATCAAAAGAAATATATTGTTTTATTTCTACTTTTACATGTTTCATAGAATTTTGCTTTCGTACTTTTTTATCGTATCTTTACAAAACTTGTTTTCAGTATAATGGAAAACGCCTTTTTGTAAATAGTTTCCAACTTTTAATTCTAAATCATCTGTAATATAATAAGGAATATTGTTCGTCCAATCTAATCCTATACTATCTACATTCTGTGCTTTACTTTTCATGTGAATAAAATTTACAGAATTGTTTGTAATATTTTTTAAATTTAAATGTAAAGACGTAATTGCATGATTTATATCCATACTAGATAATATAAATGTTTCTCCTTTTGCATTAGTAACTTTTGGTTTTGATTTTTTTACAAATCTGTTATAATAATCTATATGATTATGGCATACATTCTCTAATTGTTTATAATAATTCAGTGCTATGTCGTTTTGTTTAAAATAATGTATACCACAATATAAATTAGGTAATTTATTTTCAACAAATGCTTTTCTATAAAAATCACTTGTAACTTCTTGATTTCTATAAGTAAAAACTTTACTTGTTAAAAATACATCATATCTATCAAGTATATTCCACCAATGACTTACGTCACTTAAAAATAACATGTCAGTATCTAATACTATTGTTTCCTTATATGGAGTGACATGAAATGCTTTCCATCTTTGTTCGGTCAAATAATAAGTATCGTCTCCATCTACAATCCAAGGTATTTCAATAATTTTATCAAATAAAGATTGATATTTTTTAGGAACTGTATCATTAGTAACAATTGAAACGTTTTTGATTGTTTGTGTATGTTTTATACTCATAGCACACAGACAAGCCTGCTTTACATAATCTTTACCACTAGCAACTATTAAGTAACCTTGCTTCATAATACTCTTGCCAAACTAAATTTATTCATCACATGAACATTAGATTTATTTGTTGACACCAAAGTGTATTCTCCTGATCTATTTTCCTTTTCAACCAAGAAAGTCAAGTTATCTTCATTTAACTTATAAATTAAATCTCTATCAAGAGTATAAAACATTGTTCCTGGTAAAGTTTTTGCCCATTCTCCTTCTTGAAATCCGTTCATTATATGAATAGCTATACTGAAAATATGATCATTACGAAAATTTCTGCTTCCTAAATTGTAAACTTGTGAATAGTGAAGCCAATTATTTTTTATATGTTTCATCAAATCAAAAAATATCTTTGTTTCTTTGGTTTTTGCAAAGCAAAAACAAGTAGCCCAATAAAAAGCTATACCTGTATCATTGATATATTTAAATTCTGGTAACTTTCTCCAATCACACAAATCTATTCCATGTCTATAAATTTGAAAATCTGCTACCGACTCAAATGCTTTTTTAAAACTTTCATTACAAATTACATAGTCAGTGTCCAATACTAGTGTTTTATCATAGGGTGTAATATCAAAGCTGTCTATACGGCCTGCATTTTTAAATTGTAAGGTTTCGTAGTGATTACTTCCGTCATAATATCGTTTAGAATTATGATCTTGACTGTCACTTTCTATTATTTTGTCAAATAAATCGCGTTGATCTGAATACAAATGATCAAAGTCTTTTTTATTTGATGTCACTAATGAAATAGGTAGTTGTAAATATTTTTTAACACGGGTAGCTAGAAATATTGCTTGTTTTAAATAGTCAACTTTTCCATTGTTATTAGCAAAACATAATACACCATTAGACATCAACTATACTTTCCACATTTCGTTTGCTAACCATCTTCTTATATTTCTCATAATACTTTGCAGAAGCTGTTCCGTAGCAACCTTTGATATCATACATAAATGTTGATAGGTCTTCAATCAGAATAGGAGTGTTGTTATCGTCTATTAGGACAGTTTTAGAATTATCTTGATCAAGTATGTTGCCTACAAAAGAAATTAGTTCTTTGGTTACTGTAAACTTGCCTCCAAACTGATATACAACCAAATCCTCCATGTATTCTTCATGGATAATCCTTTTTTGGTTATTGAAGGTAATCATATAATTAGAAAAATCAAGTGCTTTCTCTAATGATTCATCCATAGTTATACTCCTAGTTATTGTATAACTATTTAATCCTAAAGGGTGTCTGTGTTCTGGAAAGTTGGTGCTGTAATATTAACAGCATTTGTGTTATTTGGACGATTCTGTTGTACTGTGCTGGTTGTTGTTGCCGTTACAGCTTCATCAAAGTTTGGATTTCCGCCTTTATCTTCATTGAAAGTAATTCTAAATGTCAATACGTTACCTACTTTTTGTCCTTCTATCAAATAATCGTTATCGCTATATGCAGATGCAGTTTTATTAAAAATTGTAGTAAAACTTGTAGGTAAATTTGCAAAACCGTATGATGTTCCTGTGGATCCATTAGAGGTAGTTGATCTACCAAAAGCTACAGTACCTACTGAGGTCATTAAGTTACGCCAGTCATTGTTTATTGCACTATTTCCTGAACCAATTGTACCACTGAATAATATAGTACCACCTGCATTAAAAAATACACGCATGTGATCGCTTGAACTAACCGTTGTTACGGTACCATCTCCGTTAGTTACTGAATATCCTCCAAAGGTCACTGTCACAGTATGATTGATGTCTGATGACCAACTAGATGATCTTGAACTTTCTGTTCCTGATTGAAGCCCTAAATTCCCCGCACTTACATTGAGTCTACCAGTTTGACAAGTTAAACTTAAATTTTCGTATTCAACATATCCTTTTTTACTTGTAGAGTTACTGTCTTCGATAGTATTACCAGTTACAGGTGCTACTATTTCTGTTGGTGTAGATCCTGTTTGATGTACACGACATTTTACCATATCATTGTACAAAGTTGTCATCTGTGCGGCAGTTACAGTAGCACCGGCGGCTACAGTTGCACTAGCAACAGCTTGTCCATAACCTTCATCACCTGCACCTAATCCTAAAATTCCAGCTACTCGAGCTCGTATAATGTTGTAACGAGCCGCTGTAATTGTATCTCCTACTGCCATAATACTTCCTTATACTTTATAACTTTAAAATACACTCAACTAGTGTCTCTTCATGTCTTTCATTATCCTCTAATGCTATACCAATCATATTTCCTGTACCTTCTGCACTAGCTGTTCCGTTTTGAGCAACAAAAACTTTTTGACCTTTTTTGACTGGTCCAGTAATCCTTACTGGAACCCTTCCAACAAGTGCTATTGCTTGTCCATCTGAGTCTGAATTCATTAAATATGCAGGTTGTGAACTTATCACTCCTATACAAACTGTGTCATCTGTTTTATCAATTGCTGTTGCTTCTTTATCACCACCAATTGCCATTAGTGTACCTACAGGATAATGTTGATCCGTAGTGTATTTTTCTGCCAAGTCAGCGTATTTGGCTGAAGTTGCTATACCATTGAATGTATTAGCGGCAATATTACCACTCGAATCTCTAACTGCTACGGTATTATTTGTTGCATTAACATCACCAGTTCTATAATTAGAACCTACTTGTAAATTTGTAGCATTTGTTGCCAATCCAATAAATGAATTTGCATAGATATTTCTAAATTTGTAGTTTATATCACCAATGTCATAAGTTGCAGTTGTCGTAGGAATTAATCCTCCTGCCTGAACATGGAATGGTTCAGTTGAAATACCTGCACTTGATTTGACTTTGAATCTTATTTTTTGTCCAACTGTATTATCTATCACTCCTTCGTCACCTGAACCAGAAGAATCAATAAAAACAGCTAAATCATTTGCCGCACCTACAGTAAAACCTGTATCACCAAATCTTACAGTACTTGTAAAGTTTGCGTTTCCTGATAATGCATAGCTAGAAGCTGGTTGACCATTCAATCTATCAGCGTTTGTGGCAGTACCATAAAATCTATGTGCTGTTGCTGTTACTCCATTAGTAGCAGAAGTGGTATTTCTTAATGTTAAACCTTGTCGTACAACATCAAATCCTGATATAACATTTGCAGGGTCAGTTGCATCAATAGTGAATTCAGAATTACTAATAATAAACACAACATTGTCATCGACTGTACCTTTGATTACAGTTCTATTTGTTTGTGCATTATCTCTTACTTGCCCTGTCACCATGGCAGTAACAGTAGTACCAATGCTTTGTGGACCGATTAGGACAAATCCACCTGAGTCGTTTTGAGCATATAATTGGTTATTAGTAGTATCCCACCAAAAATCACCAGTTGTTAATCCTACTGGTTGGGTAGTTGAAACTTCTGCACCACCTGTTGTTCTAAATTTAGTTCCGTCATAAAATTTTAGTTTTTTTACAGAACTGTCAAACCATATCTGTCCTGATAGTGGACTTGCAGGTTGATTTGCACTGGAAAAATTTTCCAGTAGATGCACAAAGTTTTCGTTTTGGATTTCGCCATAACCAGCATAGTTTTTACCCACTAATTTTAGTGTGGTGCTTTGGTCTATAGTGCCATCTTCAACCGAAGCTAACTGTGTGCCGTTAGTTAAATTTATTATATACGCCATTTATTAACCCCTAATCGTGTGTTACATGTATTTATACTAAATTGCCCGGAGTTA